TAAACGTATTTGCCATGATAAAGAAGTAAAAGGCAAAATGACTAAGGTATGTAAAGATGTTAAGGTACATAAAAAATTAGAAGGTACTAAAGTGCCAGAAAAGAAGAAATAAAATGGCATCGGATGAAATATCAGAAATCAAAGTTGATGTTGGTGTTTTGAAAACCCAAGTGTTGACCTTATCTTCAATCTGCAATAAACTGGACCAAGTAATAGAAAAACTGGTGGATCAACATGACCGCCATATCTCAAAGGTATATGACGACATGAACAACAATAGAAAAGAAAAAGACGCCGACATAGCCGAAATGCACCAGAGAATTGATATGGTATTGAATAAAGTTGAACATTCTGAAAAGAGCATTATGGAAGAAATTAGAGGTTTAAAAGATACCATGGCCGAGCACGTGGAAGCTTCCAGAAGCCAATACGATAGAATAAACCAATGGAAGTGGACAATTGCCGGTGGTATCATTGTCATCACATGGTTGATTTCTCACTCAAACTTTGATACAATACTAAAAGCATTACGTTAAAATAATTAATTAGAATTGGTATATTATGAGTGTTTTTATTGACCGGACTTTTCTGCTCCGTGCTTCACCAAAATTACAGCGTTTTACCCAAAAAAAGACTGACCTCTATAACTTCAGATGTCCGCTCTGTGGAGACTCACAAAAAAATAAAACTAAATGTCGTGGCTTCGTATATCGTAAAAAAGACGATTACTTTTATATGTGCCATAACTGTAGTGTATCTACCACATTTTATAACTTCCTAAAACAAGTGGATGAATCATTACTAAAAGAATACCAATTGGAGAGATATAGAAATGGAACTGAACGTGGTAATTACTCCAAGCCAGACTTTTCAGAAGCAAAGGAAAAGCCAGTCTTTAAAGAAAGAATACGATTGGAATCTATTGAATCGTTACCAGAAGAACATTTTGCAAAAAGATATATCAAGAGTAGGAAAATCCCGTTGGCATTTGAATCGCAATTATACTTTGCGCCAGACTTCAAACAATTTGTTGAAACCTTGGGGATTGAAAAAGAGACCTTGCATAAGGATGACCAACGCTTGGTTATACCGTTCTATGATAGTAAGAAGAATCTCATCGCTATTCAAGGTAGAGCATTAGGCAAGTCAGAATTAAGGTATATCACAATCAAGCTTGATGATGACTTTGATAAAGTGTTTGGACTCGATAGGATCAACCAGGATGAAATGATATATGTAGTGGAAGGTCCTATTGACTCGATGTTCCTAGAGAATGCTGTGGCCACGGCTGACGCCAACTTAGAGTCCATTACCAAATTATTCGATAAATCCCAAGTAACTTTGGTGTTTGACAATGAACCTAGAAATAAACAGATAGTAGAAAAAATAAATTTAGCTATTGATAATCACTTCAATGTTGTGATTTGGCCAGAGTTTATTGATTCTAAAGACATTAATGAAATGGTGCTGGATGGGTTCTCACCTGACGAAATCCAAGACATTATAAGTAAAAATACCTTCGTGAATTTGAGAGCGAAAATGGAGTTTGTAAACTGGAAGAAAGTATAATATGAATGTGAAATTAGTATCGTATACAAAAGATGTAGAGAATAGAAATTTATTAGAACAAATAGCTTATGTGGCAAGAGTATCAAACCCAGCAAATCAAAATAACAATGATAATGCTGAAAAGTTAGTTAGATATTTAATTAAGCACCAACATTGGTCTCCTTTAGAAATGGTCAATGTGTGTTTAGAGATTGAAACTACAAGAGATATTGCTAGACAAATTTTAAGGCACCGTAGTTTTAGTTTTCAAGAGTTTAGTCAAAGATATGCAGTAGCTGATTTAGGTTTTGAGTATAAAGAAGCAAGATTGCAAGATGTAAAGAATCGGCAAAATAGTATTAAAAATGATGATGAACAATTAAATGAAGTTTGGATTAAATTTCAAAAAGATGTTATATTAGAAGCCACAAAGACATATCAATGGGCTATTAATAACGGCATTGCAAAAGAACAGGCTCGAGCAGTATTGCCAGAAGGAGTAACAGTTTCTAGGTTGTATATGAATGGTACCTTGCGGTCATGGGTACACTATATACAATTACGAAGCGCAAACGGAACACAAAAGGAACATCAAGATATTGCTTTGGCTTGTGCTGAAGCAATCCAACCAATATTCCCAATGATTAAAGAATTTATTACACAATAACAATAAGAAGAAGGCGATTACATGGAATACCTAGGCATCAACATTGATTTACAAAGAGATTCTTTATTTGATGAACTTGGCATTAAAAGACTAAGAGAAAGCTACATGAAAGATGATGAGGAGAGTCCACAACATCGGTTTGCTTTCGTTTCAAAATCATTCGGTTCAAACACCGAACACGCTCAGAGGTTGTATGAATATTCTAGTAAGCATTGGCTATCTTATAGCACTCCCATTCTTTCTTTTGGTCGCTCTAAACGTGGTATGCCTATATCATGTTTCCTTAATTATATTGAAGATACTGCGGAAGGCCTAGTCGAGAATCTTTCAGAAACAAATTGGTTATCGATGTTAGGAGGCGGAGTAGGCATTGGATTCGGAATCCGCTCAGCCGATGATAAATCTACTGGAGTTATGCCGCACCTTAAAATGTATGATGCAAGTTCTTTGGCTTACCGACAAGGTAGAACTCGTAGAGGTAGTTATGCTGCATATCTTGATATTAGTCATCCTGATATAATTCCATTCCTTGAAATGAGAAAGCCGACAGGCGATCCAAATCAGCGTTGCCAAAACCTACATCACGGTATTAACATCACCGATGACTTTATGACCATCATTGAAAATTGTATGTTGGATCCAGAAGCAAATGATGATTGGGTTTTAAAAGATCCACATTCTGGTGAAATCAGAGAGACTGTATCGGCCAAACATCTATGGCAAATGATATTGGAACTCCGTATGATGACTGGTGAACCATACCTACATTTCATTGATACAAGTAATCGTGAATTACCACAATGGTTAAAAGATAAAGGATTGAAAGTACACCAATCTAATCTTTGTTCTGAAATTATTTTACCGACAAATGAACAGAGAACTGCTGTATGCTGTTTATCAAGTTTAAACTTAGAAACGTATGATGAATGGAAAGATGAACCATTATTTCTCAAAGACGTTGCCGAAATGCTTGATAATGTCCTTAGTTATTTTATTGCTAATGCACCAGACACTATTGCTCGTGCAAGATATAGTGCCGAGAGAGAACGCTCTATTGGCATCGGTGCTCTTGGGTTTCATGCTTATCTTCAGCGCAACGGTATTGCTTTTGAAGGTGTTATGGCCAAGGTAACAAATAATCGTATATTTAAATCTATTAGAGAGGGATTGAATGAAGCTAATCAAATATTGGGAGGAGAACGAGGTGAAGCTCCTGATGCTAGCGGGACTGGTAAGCGTTTCAGTCATCTTATGGCTATTGCTCCAAATGCTTCTTCGTCTATCATCATGGGAAATACTAGCCCTAGTATTGAGCCTTATCGTGCTAATGCTTACAGGCAGGACACTTTATCGGGAGCATTTTTAAATAAGAACCGATGGTTAGATGAATTAATAATTAAAGTTTCAAATGAAAAATCAGCCGACTGGTATAATGATGTTTGGTCGTCCATTATCGCCAATGATGGTTCGGTTCAACATTTGGATTGGATGTCTGAGAATGATAAGGCTGTATTTAAAACATCAATGGAGATTGACCAAAGATGGGTGGTTGAGTTAGCTTCCGACAGACAACAATATATAGACCAAGCACAATCATTAAATCTATTCTTTAGACCTGACGCTAATATTAAGTATGTCCATGCCATACATTTTACCGCATGGAAAAAAGGACTTAAAACTTTATACTACTGCCGTTCTGAAAAGATTGGTAAGGCCGATAAAGTTTCTAAGAAGATTGAAAGACAAGTTATCAAAGAGCTAGATATGACACAGATTGCTCAAGGTAACGATTGTATTGCCTGTGAAGGATGAGATGGCATATTCAGATAAAGTATTAGACCATTATGAGAATCCTAGAAATGTAGGTACTTTTGATAAGAATGAAATAAATGTTGGCACAGGTTTAGTCGGTGCTCCTGCTTGTGGTGATGTGATGAGACTTCAAATTAAAGTAGAGGAAGGAGTTATCACGGATGCTAAGTTTAAAACATACGGATGCGGTTCTGCAATTGCTTCGAGTTCGTTGGTTACAGAATGGGTTAAAGGAAAAACAATTGCAGAAGCAGGAACAATTACAAATTCCAAAATCGCAGAAGAATTAGCTTTACCACCAGTTAAGATCCATTGCTCTATTTTAGCTGAAGATGCAATCAAAGCAGCAATCAAAGACTACGAACTTAAATGTTCATGTGGAGTATAAAATGGTAGAAGTTACAGAAAACGCATTAGATAAAATTAGAGATTTACTTGCTACTGAACAAAATCCAAAATTAGCAGTAAGAATGTTTGTTGAAGGTGGAGGATGTAGTGGTTTTCAATATGGTTTTACAATGGATGAAGATGTAGGTGATGACGATTTTGTTATTGAACAAGACGGTGCCAAATTTGTTGTTGATATGGTATCAGCACAATATTTAACTGGTGCTAAAGTAGATTATAAAACTGAAAAGTTCGATTCCCAATTTGTTATTATCAATCCAAATGCAAAATCAACTTGTGGTTGTGGGTCCTCATTTAACGCATAGAGAAAAAAAACATGATTAAAAAATTAGAATTAGATATAACAGACCAAAGAAGTTACTTTAAACCTTTCAATTATCCTTGGGCTTATGACTCTTGGTTAAAACATGAGCAGTCGCATTGGTTGCACACAGAAGTACCAATGATTGAAGATGTAAAAGATTGGAAGAAAAAACTTAATAAAGAAGAAAAACAATTCTTGACGCACATCTTCCGTTTCTTTACGCAAGGTGATATCGATGTGGCTGGTGGATATGTTAATAACTATCTTCCGTATTTTCCACAACCAGAAGTACGAATGATGTTAATGGGTTTTGCCGCTCGTGAAGCACTTCATGTGGCCGCATACTCACACTTGATTGAAACATTGGGTTTACCAGAAACAACATACAATGAATTCATGGAATACAAAGAGATGGCTGAGAAGCATGACTATGTTTTGGGTGTCGCTAGTAAAAATTCCACCAAAGAAAGCACAGCTACACACATTGCAGTATTTTCTGCCTTTACTGAAGGTATGCAATTATTCTCCTCATTCATTATGTTATTAAATTTCCCACGCCACGGTAAAATGAGAGGCATGGGTCAAATTGTAACATGGTCAGTCGTTGATGAAACCCAACATTGTGAATCCATGATTAGATTGTTTAGGACCTATATTGAAGAAAATCGTGAAATTTGGAACGATGAATTAAAATCTAAGATATATACTATAGCTGAAAAGATGGTTGAACTAGAAGATAAGTTTATTGACCTAGCATTTCAAATGGGTGCCATGGAAGATTTAACAGCCGATGATGTAAAGAAGTATATTCGTTATATTTGTGACCGCCGACTGATTTCTCTTGGACTCAAAGGTGTATTCAAAGTGAAAAAGAATCCTCTACCGTGGGTTGAGGAAATGATTAATGCACCGACACACACCAATTTCTTTGAGAATCGTGCAACCGATTATGCCAAAGGAGCTCTATCAGGAAATTGGGACGAAGTTTGGGCTTAAAAAAGGAAAAAGATGACGGAGAAAACTTTATCAGGAGATTGTCTGAGTTGTGAATCAACTTATACTATACATTTTATGGAAGAAATGGTCTCACAAGAATTACCAGAACATTGCCCCTTCTGTGGTGAAACCATAGAAGAATTATCCGAGGACTATATAGAGGATGACGATGAACTGGAAAATGAGGAATGGGACTAAACTGGAAATATAATGGCAAAGATTTTACCGAAGATTTGGTTGGTAATAATTACGGGTTCGTGTATCAGATAACTAATCTGACGAATGGTAGAAAATACATAGGCAAGAAATTCTTTTACTCTGCCAAAACCAAGCAAGTCAAAGGTAAGAAAAAGAGGTACAAAGCTTCAAGCAATTGGCAAACTTACTACGGAAGTAGTGACAATCTGACCAAAGATGTGTTACAATTAGGTTATGAAAGCTTTAACAGAGAAATATTACATCTTTGCCTTACTAAAGGTGAATGTGGATATCTCGAAGCTAAAGAACAATTTAGGAATAATGTCCTAGAGACCGACAACTACTATAACTCATGGATAATGGTTAGAGTTAGAAAAGACCACATTAAAGGATACAATGCTAGAATTCTTACGGAGTATAAGTAAAGAACCTTACGATACCATTACTTTCATATCAGGAGATAAAAAAGATTCTCTTGAGGTAATGGCAAACTGTTATAGGGATAGTGGCACAAAATTAGGTGGCTCAAAACTAGGCGATTCGTTTGATATCATTCTGTTTAGAGAAGATGAGGATGGCAAACTTATTGATCCAGAAAAATTTGAAGCCATACTTTTGGAACCACTAGAGTATATTTCCAATATGATAAAAAGTGATTGGTATGGTATTGTTGCTAGGAAGACTACCACTTCTCAAAAATTTGTTGATACTATATTTGACAAACTGATAGAAGTGTGATATAATAGAGTTTTGAAACTATTGAAAGTTTGTTATGTTACTCGTAGACTTAAACCAGGTATTACTTGCCGGTCTTATGGC